AATACATCTCTGGTAAGTTTGTTAGGATCTCCGTAAGCAGACATTCCCATTAAAATATATTCATCTTCATTAGGTGTTAAATGACAACGTTGTGTCATAGCACTATAAAACAGTCCAAGACTGTTTGGATATTCTATGCTAAATTGTTTTCTTAACTTTTTGCCGCGGGCTTCCCAAACTGAATAAGTGGTAAATTCTCCGATAGCATCTAATACTATTACTGCTGCATTGTCAAAACCGCTAGTATAGTAACCTGCGGCGGCATGACTCTTATGATGGTCTACATAAATTATTGGACAATTAATTTTATATTTAGACAAATATACTTTGATATTGTTGTCCTTCCATTTCCAACCTTGTCCTGCAAATAATTGGCGAGCTGTTTTAAAATAAGGATTTTCATACCAATATACACGATCTGGCATGCCGTATTTTTGACCAGCATAATCTACTAGGTCTTGAGATAAATCTCTATCGTTCTTTTTTCTACTAAATCTTTCACTGTGACTAGCGAAGACTAATTTTTCATCGCAAAATACGGCTATAGCAGCATCGTGACTGTTTGCACTTATTCCCCAAGTAATCATTTGTATATAAAAGGATCCCGTTTACGTAATTCTTCTAGACGCTTTTTAAATTTTTGTTTTTCCTTCCACCAGTACCACGGTTTTAGTATAAAATCAATTAATATTTTCATTCTGCATCCTTAAACCATTTTTTAGCTCGTAGTTGTATTTTTAAACTGTTAGATTCTTTAGACTCAATTATCATCCAAAGCGTTGCCAATCTACCTAATTTAATGTAAGCATCATTTACATCTTTAACGCCATCGGGCCAGTCTGGCATACTTACAGTCCAACCAAATTCTATCGCTTGTTCTACTGTGCGCGGTCCTTCATGATCTCTATCAGGTACTAGAATGATTTCTTTACCTAATTGTTTTAATAGCCAGTTTTGACTGTCTTTAATTTCAGCGCCTAATAATGCACATCCGTCAATACTTATCGCATCGAACGGGCCTTCGCAGACGATTACGAACTCTCTATCATTATGCTGTGCATCTAAATTAAACACGTAACCAGGTTGTTGCTCACTAATATACTTAGGCTTAACATCGTTAACAGATCTTGCAGTATAACCTACGCAGACACCATCTTTGTAAAATGGAACTATAAGTCTATTACTAAAACCAATTTTTGGAGTCCAATGAAAATTATAGTAGTCTAAATATAGTTTACGTTCAGCAATATATTCTAATATTGGTACTATTTTTTCTGGCATTTCATCTAGCCAGTCATTAATTGGTCGAGTATCTGGAGGTAATGCCCTAGCTTCAAATGTAGGAATTACTTGTCTTACTTCTGCGTTTGAATTTTCATTTAAACGCAATGCTTCTAATCTTAGTTGACTAATAATGTCGTCTGGCATGTTAAGCAGACGCATTAGTTTGTTCATCTTTTGGCTGATAGTTCTACCTGGTTGCCAACTGGCTTTAAATCCGCAATTAAAACAATGATATGAAACAGCATCACCTGCGTTCATAATAAAGCCACCTCGTTGTCGTTTATCGCTACAACAAGGTGCATTAAAACTAATCCATCCGCTCGGCGTTTGTTTTCTTTTGGCTGGTAGAAAAGTTAGAAGTGTATCGGCTATGAGGCTCATAGCACTATTATACTTAACTAACGGTTACTTTGTCAACGGTTCCGGTAATATTTGTGCCCGTTACTATGTAAGTTCTAGTACCATTTGCCGCAGTACCAGATGTTGAAATACCATTAATCGAACTAATGGCATAACTTGAAAGCCCAGTAGAATCGATATTAGTTACAGTGATAATTAAATCATTTATACCATCCACACCACCCATAGAACTGCCTAATACTTTAATTTGACTTCCTACAGCATATCCTGTGCCGCCTGCACGAATCGAAACAGTATAAACATTATCTTCAGTATCAACTTTAAAACTAGCACCTACACCGTTTGATCTTGGCGTTGTATATGAAATTCTAAAATATTTGTTGTCACCAATTATGTTATTTGTACTTGACCATGTTCCTGTAAAACTTTCAAATGTATAAGAATCAACGTAGTCGGCTCCCTTCCATGCTTCAGTGTTCAATGTACTTTGTTTAGTTGCTTCTAGCCAAACGCTACCTGTAAAGCCTTTTAATGCTACATCGAATGATAATGTTTCTGTTTTTACAGCTTCGTAGAAAGTTGCAGGGATGGCACTTGAGTGATATGTTGGATGTCCGTTTAAATCAATTTCTGCTGTAAATGTGTTATATACTCTATCAGTTCTGGAAGTAGGCATAGCATTGCCAACTAGTTCAATAGTGCCGACTGCGCCAAATCTAGTATCTCCGTATAATACTTGTGGGTTGCCGTTTACAGTATGTGTTACGCTATATGTTAAAAATTGGTGACTTAATCCCGATAAGGAGTCTGCATTGATTGTAAAATATGCTAGGCCTTTTTTTACTCCGTCTTGTGGATATACATTAACTTCATATATTCCAATTTCGTTGCCAGATGCATCCATCAAATTAACTCGCATATTGTCTATGGATGTTGCGATGTTAATGCGTTTCTGGTCAGCATTCTTAACGTCGAGTTCTATAACATTATCGACGCCTTTGTAAATTTTTACGATTCTCTGATACACGTTTGTATACTCCGTAGTAAATCCTGCCAAATCGGCCAATAGTTCAATTCTATTTGGATATAAATAACTTGAAATTTTTTGCATCTGGCATAACCCTTATTGTATATTTATGGCAAAACTAAGAGACGATATAGAACAAAATTTACCCTTTATAAGCGTATTAAACTACGGTGAAGAAGAATACGTGGGCATAATAATCAATCAGGACCAGTACGTAACTAGTTTCTACGATTTAAATGCAATTAGAGATCCTCAAGAAAAAACACTTTTCTTAGAAATAGGAGAAACTTGGTGGTGGGAAAGTAATCGCCAATTTCCAATCAGTATAATTTGCAGGGATCAAATTAAACCATTTGCTTATGCAATTCGTACTTTTAACAGCAAAGATGTACGTATTATTCTAGGGCCGGTTGTTAATTTAATGAATTTAACAATGAAGCGTGTTAAACGCAAAAGTGTACAATTAGTACGTAAACCCCGTTAATTATAACCGTAACTAATGTTTTCGCAAATTAGATTCATTTGTACTACGATTACATGTGCATAAGCAATGGCATGTGCTTTTTTAAAGTAGTATTCGTCATTCTCTGGTTTCGTCCATATATCCGTCATCACCGTAGTCCAATCTTTCCCAATCAGATAACGTTTCGCGGGTCTGATCATCGCCAGTACTGCTGCTAATTCTTCTATAGACTTTGGTGCCATTTGTCTCAGAATAGACCCATGCCCATTCACATGGAACAATAAGTTCACGAAGTCGTCCTGTAACAGTAAATCCCATAACGGTTCAGTCTCCATAAGTTGTTTAAGATGTTCTTTATTTTTAACACCTTCATAGACATTAACATTCAAAAAATCTATCTTAAAATAACCTCTTTCTTCTGCTGTTTTATAATCAATTGTACTTAATCCGGTTGTTGGATTGTACGGTACAACTGTACAATATATACCAGTGTTATGCTTTTTAAAAGTTCCATTTTCTTCAATGGCCGCAGTGACGTGCTTGAATTTTTCAAGTGCTTGTGTCCTGTTTGCAAAGTCGATATCAATATCTGGCATTAGTGTTTAATCTCTGATTCAAATAATAATAAAGGTAAATGTTCTGTTAAATGATCGGCATACTTGTCTGCTTCTTCAATGGATTCAAAACCCATAAATTTTACATATACAGAGTTATCTTCTTCTGAAACTATCACTTGTAAGTCAAGTTGTAATGCATCTGGATTGCCGCTTACGTGGTTTGATGGAGTTGTCATATATTAGATTCCTTAACGACTTGACGTACTAATTCTGTATCAGCAGGCAACTTCTTAAACTTGTTGAGCCAAAACTGTAAGTCTATAATATTACTTATTGCAACCAGCTGTTCATCGTTCAGTTTCTTTAACATTTCCTTGCCATTTGAGCTATTCAGTATAAGCCAAGGACTAACTTTTCCGTCCTTGATATCATATGTTGCACGGCTTAAACTAACATATAAAAAGTAATGATTCCACACACTTTGATTTGTATCTGCCCACTCCATCATGTGTTTGATACTGCGTTCCAGTGCCACTTCTACCGGTTCTGTTTTAATGAGATCTAAAACATATTTTTCATATAATTCTTCTCGACACCAGTGATCCAACTTAACTCCGCTACGAACTACGTAGTCAATAAACTTATCCGGGTACAAAGGATTGACGTTACTGACAAAACTGCCAAACTTAATAAAAGCATTGTAATAAGGACTTCGAGCAAAATCTTCATATGTTTTTTCACCTTTGCTATTTTGACTAATTTTATAAAATCTGTTATATGTGTCAAACCCTAATACCACATGCCGTTCAGTCTTTGCCAATGCTCTGCGTTTTTGTTCGCAAACATGTACAACTAAGGTTTTTTCTTGCATGAAACCTTTGTTGCAATATTGACAAATATAAGGCTGACTAACCAAAGACATCATTTAAATTTCTTTGTAATTGTTGAATCATCCATGCCATATCGTTTTGCTAATTCTTTTAAATCTTTATCAGTAGTCATTTTAGCTAACAACTCTATTTCGTCTATTTTCTTATTAGGGTATATATCTGTTAAAAATTTAACTTTTTTGCTATCACTACCTGTTTTCTTTTTATTTCCGATCCACTCATGATAAAAATGTGTTTTACCATCATAGCTACACATACAAAGCAACAACCACATGAGTTTTGGATGTTTTTGTAGCAAATTCCAATGTTTATTAAAATATTCGTTAACTGTTAAAACAAAATGCTGTTGTACTTCTTTATTAGAAGTTTTTGCGTTACTAATATAGCGATTTAAAATAAAAAATTCACTTTTAAGACTTTTTTGTTGCTCTACATCCATGGCATCCCACAGTTCACGAACGTTTTCGTCAACTGCTGAAATCTTTTCTTTTAATTCAACTTTTTCGCTCATTCTGGATTGTCCTTGCTTAAACGATATATCATTATAGCACGGTCTATTGCCTTTTGTAAAGTAGGATTGGTTTCTGATTCTTTCAAAATATCATTCCAAAGCGAGAAATGTTTACGCTCCGGACTAGATTCTAAATCATACCCTACAACTTTTCTAGTAGACGGATCTGTGCCAAATTCTCGGGCATATATAACGCCACCTGCTCTCTCGTAAATGTAAGTCGCGCCGGGCTTAAGGCTTCCCATTTTGTTTTTCTCTTATAAATCCATACTGCTTATACATCCAATCAACAAAATTTTCTAATATTTGCTCTTCTTCATAATCCCAGATATTTTCTTTTTGATATGCTTGTATGCCGGTTTCTAACCTATTTAAAAAGTCTTTATCGTTCATTTTTGCTCCTTGGGTACCAACACAGAATCAAACGCAAGTACAGTACGTGTACCGTTACCTTTCCAAGGATATACAGTGTGAGGCAAGTGACTTGGAAATAAAATAACAGTACCAGGTGTTGGGTTATACTTCCATGTATCTTGCATGAAAAATCGTGTAATATCTCTTGTATGTGGTAATCTAAATAAAATTTGACTATCTGACGGATGACTATTTTCTGCTAGATCAGGAGCAGTTATATAAATGTTTCCACTTAGATTACCACCTGGATGTGTATGCATTTCTTGATAACTATCTTCCCATTGTCTAATAGTCCACACACTTGTCACAACTGGTTTGCACAATGTTAAATCTTGTGTTCCGGATTGTGCTGTAATAAGTTCCATATATCCTTGGCAAATTGTTTCTAACCATTTAACTAGCCAACTTACATCAATATTTAAATCGTTAGGGTAGACTTGTACTTGTTGTCCGCCTCTTATACTAATGCCTCTAGTTTTAGAATCATCTAACTCTGGATGACTGTGTAAATTTTCTACTAGGCTTAAAATTCTACTAAACTCAACAGGCGGAACTTGATCTATTGCCAATACTACAGGCTGAAAGTATGCTACTTTTAATGTCATAATATTTTATCCAATTGAATAATTTCACTTTGTCTACTAATTTCTTTAACAAAGTAAGCGCAGTTTGGTTTTTCTTGAAACCTAGTTGGTATTGCTAATAGTTGTCCGTTTTTCATTTTAGGAAAGTACCACTTAACATCGTTGTAAAAATTTACAATTTCAATTTTTTTAAACTCTACCCTAAACGAGCTTAGTGGGTTAAAACATAATGCTTCAAATCCCCTATCATTTAAACTAGTTAACGGTAAAATTTCAATGTCACTTGCTGCGGTACTGTCTCCTACTGCAATGCTCCAATCTATAGGCATTGTTACTTCATCCTCTCCAATACGTAATACCATTGCCGGGCTGTTAAACGACTCTAAAAATATTAATGGCATAAAGAAAAAATCTGGATTACTTGGATCACTGTTGTCTAATACAGCAAACCTAGTACTGTCATCTACTTCATCTGGTAAATTGTTTAGTGAAAATGTTACGTTGTCTAATGTTAATATTTGCATAATTCCTTACTTAGTCCAGTCCGTTTTTTCTAATGTAAACGGATACTTGGCTTCCTTATAAAATTTCTTTCGCTCTGTTAAGTGTCGCTTGGCGTACTTACAGGTGCTGGTGATATCCCAGATCTGGACGAAATCTTTGTCTTCTGCTTTTCGAATGCCTCGCCCAATGCTTTGTATAACGCGGACAAAGCTCTTTCCGGGCTCAAGAAGAACCAGATTAAAAATCCTTGGGATATTAATGCCAACAGCGGCCACACCGTAAGTCGCCACAATAATCTTTTCATTACTAGTTTTAACTTCGTCATACTCTTCTTTCCTGTCTTTTGTTTTTACCTCTCCAGAAATGAACACGGAACCTTCTAGTTCATTTACTAAGAATTTGCCTGAATCGATTCTATTGACAAGTACTAATGTATTGCCTGATTCGCTAATGCCTTTGATTAAATTACTAATATACAGCATTCTATCTTCATTTGTCACGAGATATTTTAATTCGTCTGAATAACTTTTAAATTCTGGTAAATCTATCATTTGAACTACATTTACATGACAATTAGATAGTACACCCATTTCTTGTAACTCGTGTGCTTTGATGCCGCCAATAACTGGGCCAATGCTGGCAAAAATTTGTTCGTGTTCGTATTTTTCTTTAGGTACAGTTCCTGTAAGTCCCCAACGGATAGGGGCGTTACACAAGTTTTGTGTAAGTAATGTTCTTAAAACATCTGCTTTTGCCATATGTACTTCGTCAACTATAACACATTTAACACCATCTAAAAATTCTGCCAAAGTTACAATTTCATGCTCGTGATTTTTAGATTTTTTATCTAGTATGTTCAAACTTTGCCAGGTACATATAGTGTGTGTCTTATTAAGATCTTTGCGATCACCATAGTATACACCCACATCTAAATCACAATTAATAAAATCTTCTTCTGTTTGTTCAACTAAACTTTTATTAGGAACAATAGTGATAGTTCTTCCATATTTTTCGCAAACTTGTGCTAAAGTGGCAGTTGTAATAGTTTTTCCAGCACCAGTTGCAATTTCTTGTATACTTTGTGGATTTTCTAAAAACCGGTTAATTGCTTCAACTTGATAGTCTCGCAACATAATGGGTTGTCCAGCTTGTTGGTGACCTTTTGGCCAAACTTTTCCTTGGTCAGCCCAATAAGTTTCTGTTACAGTTGGAAAGGTAAGTTTTGACGTTACCCGTAAGTCTTCTAATTCGTCAATATCTATGTTCATATTTGTTAACACAGATAGTATCTTTTCTAGCTGATGTAAGTACCCAGTTCCGCCAATGCCAAATAAACTTACCATGCCATCCCATCGGCCTAGTTTAAAGGCTGGATGATATCGCGCATACGGAATTTCGTATTTGAAGGTGTTAGCTAACTTTTTACGGGCATCTAAAGATAACCCTTCAAATTTAATGTTAACCTCGTCTTTAATGACTAATTTTACAGCCATAAGTTCCCCGTATCTATAAGCGGTTGGTGGTCAGTGTATGCAACAATTAAGTCGCAACAATTAGCATAAGCCGCGGTTTTTGTTTGTTTTAATGAACTTCCAATAGATATTATACTCATTGGCTTCCATGCATTTTTTAGGAAAAATTTTGGTATTTTTCCGTTTTGTACACCAACAATTTTTGTGTTAGCATCAAGTTGTGAATTGTATTGATGATCAGCAATGAATTTATTAAATTGTATTCCGTACTCGTCGTTAGGTAACCTAAAGTAAATTCCAATACCTTCAAAAATTCCATTTTTTTCCAGATTTTCATGAAGATTTTTGAGATCTTCAAAACATCGTTTATGGTCATTGTGGTCAAAAATCACCATAGTTGGTAATCTTTTCAATCTTATTAAACTTGAAAACAAATCGTCAAGACTGTTTTCGCTCTTGTTAATCCAAATTTTGGTATTTTTACGAAATGCGAGTTTTTCGGTCAAATTTTTCGGATTTTCTGAGGTATCTTCAACATGATATTGATAGCGAACACTTCGGTCTTGTATAATGTTTTTGTCAATTGCAGTTTCAAGGCCAAGGTCGCTTGTTATGGATTTTTGAAAATTTGCATGTGAAAAGTTGGTCAGCAAAAATTGACTTTCGACCTCATTTTTTGACCAAGATTTTATGGTGTTGTAAAAATTTTGAATTTTTTCCTCTATTTCAAAACCATGTGGTTCGAATGTTTCAAAAATTTTGATAATATTTTTTTCAGTGAGGTCGGCTCTATAAATTTTTCCAGAGTTTACCTGACTGAGGCCTGAAATTTCCTTCCAAATTCCGGTGATCAACTTGCGTAAAGGTGAAGAAAACGCAAATTCGATGATTATACCAGGTTCGTCGTTTGCAAGGTAGATTTTTTTAGTCTTGTCTATTGGGCGAAATGATTTTGACCAACTAGGTGTACTGATTACAGAATTAACATCGTCTGCAAGGTCACCAAATTTTTCTAAATTTTCACCTAAAATTTTCAAAAGTAGTCTTCCTTGATTTTCTGTAATAAAATTTGGGGATAAAACTATTTTTGCCAAACTTTTTAAAACTTTTAAATCTCTCGACTTAATAGCACTGAGTTTTTCTTCAGGTGAATTAATTATTTGTAATAGTATGTGGTCTACTGTTGTCATATTATTATTGTACACAAGTTGTTAACAAAGGTCAACCTTTTGTGAAAAAAATAGGCCTCAATATTATTTAAGGCCTATGGTCTTCAATTTGGACAAATTGATTAAAGTGATGCGTCTTCCATACCAGCTACACGTAGTTTAACAATATTTGTTAGTTGCCATTGTTTCTGGTCAAGCGCCTTAGTAATACCTAACCATTTATTACGAAGTAAAGCAAATTCATTGATAATTTTTTCAAAATCAACTACATCTGCTTCACCTTCGACAAATTTTTCACAATCACGCGAGCTTAATGCACGTTGATAGTTTTCTAAGTATTTTCGAAAATGACTACTTTTAAGACGTCGAAGTTCAATGTTTAAATATTCTAAAATTGCTTCAATTTCTTGTAATTGTCCAAACCTTTGTTCTACTATGCCAGGCATATTAGCAGCAGCTTTTTCAACATTTCCTACTATTCGACATTCTGTTCGAGCAATATCCAGTTCGCTGTTAAAATATTCAACAGCGTCAGGAATATAAGAAATATCTTTTGCAATTTTAGTGTACCACATTAAAAATCAAGTTCCTTGTAGTCGTCATCGTCGATATCTTCTTCGTCGAGATAATATTCAATAGCAGAATCTAACGTTTCGTCAACACCGGTTGCGTTTTGCAACACTTTGTCACTAACACCGTGATCTGCTAAAAGGTCTACGTATCTTTCAGCAACAAGCTCTAACTGTTTCTTGTCAATGTAGTCTGCAAAAAGCAACCAAATATCACCAATTTGTGTTTCATTCAACATTCTCGTCTATCTCCTCAGGAATGGTAGTTGTTGTTAAAGTTTTGACATCGAATTTCTTCATTATCATATCTAATTTATCATCTTTCCATTCTTTTCGGTAGAATTTGAATTCTTCACCTGTCTCTGGATCAACCCACTTGAGTCTGTTACCTTCTTGTTTTAACAGTCCTGCTTTTTCAAACATATCTACTAAACCACTGTAAGGATTCATACCTGTTTCATATGGGATCTTAACCTGTAGTGTTTCAAAAGGCTTTGCGTAACGAGTTTTCATAATCTTACAAGCAGCACGAATACCGTTGACTTCCGAAACCTTGTTACCGTCTTCGTCTTCTTTAAGTTTAAGTTTTTTCATCGCAACAACAATGGAACTTGCGTAGACAAAGCCTTGACCACCACTAATCTTATCGTCTGGATCAAACATGTCTTGGCTAGCGTATGTGTGGTTAGTAGCAACTAAACCAACATTATAGTTACCAAACATGTTAACACAGTTACGAACAAGTGCTGTAAGTGCTTTAGGTTTACGACCCATATCGCCTTTTAGATCTCCCGCTTCAAACTGATTGACATCGGTAGGGGTAAGCAACATACCCAATGAGTCTATGACAAATAAGACCTTAGGACGCTCTTCCATTGCCTTGTACTCTTTCATGAACTCATTGATGGTCTTAGCAACATCATCAATCATAGCCATGTTGAGTTTAAGTAACTTTTCTTCACTGGTATCTACACCTAATGCGTGTAACCATTTTTCATCAAGAGCGTTTTCGCTGTCAATTAAAATACAATAGATGCCTTGAGCTTGTGCGTTTTTAATAATATTACCGCTACAAATATAACTCTTGCCAGCACCAGATTCGCCAGCAAATACAGTAACTTTACCTAGTGGAACGCCTTTGTTAAAGTCACCGCTGATTAGATAATTCAAAGCAAAGTTACCTGTACTAATCCAATCTGTTGGATCATTAAACCCAACACCAAGCCCGTCAATACTCTTGGTTAATGTTTTTCTAAATTTTGATAAATCGAATGCTTTAGTGGCCATAATTATTGATCCAATGGTAATGTATTCCACTCTTTAATAAGAGCGATTACTTCTTCTTCTGTGTTGCAGAGAGTTTTTGTATTGGACCAGTCTTCTTTTTTATTACGTCCACCAATTTCAACCATCCAACCGTTGTCATAACGATTGATGCTGATATTTTCGTTTACTTTAGCTAATTTTGCCAATTTACTCATAATTATTCTCCTAATAGATGATGAGAACTCCCGGGGGACCTTATAGGATCAGAACCGGGAGCCGTGTTTATTACTTCTGACGATTGCGAATCATTGCCAATATGTCTTGGGCACGTGAATCGCCGCTGTCTGATGATTCTGCTTTAGGAGCAGGAGTTGGAGCAGGAGCAGATTTTGCTACTGGCTCGTCATCATAATCATCACTTGCTGGTGCAGATGCTTTAGGAGTAGATGATTTGTTAGGATCACCTGTGTTTTGGCTCATGCCAGCTGGTTTGAAATATTGACCCCAACGTTCCATGTCAAATGCTTCACCATCCACTGATGCTTCAAACATTTCTTTCATAACTTTGAGTTCAATTTCAGTTGGCTTCTTAGGTAAGAAGTCTGACAAATTATAC